GCTTCTGATGACGATCTTATGACTGCTTTTATAAGCGTATTGGAGGTGAGCTAATGGCTTACATTGGAGTTCAACCTAGCGATGAGGCAACGCACAGCCATCAAACTTTTTACGGATTTAGGCTGGATAAAAGTACAGGCAATTTGACTGTAGAAATTATAGACGACGGCTTAGTAAAACTACCTGACAGCAGTTATGTGCTTGACGATAGCGACTATAAGGACCACTTCTGGTCACAAGATAAAGTAGTGTACCAATGGGGTTCCAACGGGCATATAGAGGTAGTGTACAAATGAGCACAACTATTGATTTAGGAAAATTAAGATTTAATTGGGTCGGAGAGTGGGCATCCAATGTCCAGTATGAATCCAACGATTTGGTGCGTCATGGTGGTGATGTGCATGTCTATATTTACGGCTTAAAGACGACCGGCAACGTGCCAACAGATACAGTGTATTGGGCGTTGGTTCAAGAGGGTCTTTCTTGGAAGGGCGAGTATGCCCCGGCGACGGCTTATAAGCGACACGAAGTTGTTCATCACGCTAATAACGCTTACGTGTGTATTCTTAGCGAACCGGCGGCAGGCAACGCGCCTCCCGATGTCACCTACTGGCAGTTGTTAGCCACAGGCATCAAGTTTGAAGGCGCTTATGATAACGCCGTCGCTTATCAAAAAGACGACATTGTTTATTACGGTGCTAATACTTACATCTGTGTGGACAACACACCTGGCAACAATCTGCCGACTGACGCTGCCTACTGGTCTACGTTTTCACATGGACTAGACTGGAAGGGCGAGTACGACAATGCCTTTGGTTACAAGAAGTCAGATGTGGTTTCTTACGGCGCAAACACATTTATTGCAAGAGCCGACACCGTAGGCAACTTGCCTAATGATGACGCTGAGTGGGAGCAAATGACCTCGGGTGTCCAGTGGGAAGGCGATTGGGATAATAGCGTTACGTATCAAAAAGATGACATTGTTCGAGTCGGTGGCGACACTTTCATTGCCCGTGTTTTAAATACAGGCGATGACCCGGTTACGGTTGGAGTTTCTTGGGAGGCCATGAGTTCAAACATCCGAAGTCGCGGCGATTGGGAAACAAACGCCGTCTACGCAAAAGATGATGTGGTGTCTTATGGCGGACAGACCTTCATAGTTGTTACGGGGCACCAGTCTACCGTTTTTGCAACCGATCTATCGAATGCTAATTGGGAGAGATTCTCAGGAGGTTTAGATTGGAAGGGAAACTGGGCAACGAGCGTCGATTACAAGGTCAATGATCTTGTGAATTCAGGCGGCGCGGTCTTCATAGCCATTGCGGACCACACCTCAAGTGTTTTTGGTTCCGAGTCAGCAAACTGGACCAGTTTCGCAAATGCTGGAACGGACGTCGCTCTAACTATAACCTCGCATGGTGACATGCTGTTCCGTGGTGCAAGTGCTCCTGAGCGTTTACCAGCGGGGATTGTCGGTCAATTGCTGACGGCTGGCGGACCAAATGCCAGCCCTTCTTGGGAAACGATTTCTCTCGTTGTCCCAGGTCAAGCACTCTACGGATTCGGTAGTGGCGCTTATTCGTGGACATGTCCGGCTGGAGTGACATCTGTATGTGTGGTTTGCATAGGAGGAGGCGCGGGTTCCAATGGGGTCTCCGCCGGCAATGGCGGAGGCGGAGGCGGAGGTCTGGGATGGAAGAACAATATTGCAGTAACCCCAGGTAATGTGTACGTGGTACATGTAGGCTGGGGAGGGGACAAGTCAAGATCGGCCAACAGCTCGGGAGGGGACTCATACTTCATTAACACTTCCACCGTTAAAGGTGGGGGCGCAGCCAACGGCACCGCTGGGGGATCTTTTACAGGTGATGGAGGTGGCAACGGGGGAAGTTCGGGGGGTTCTCAAGCGGGCGCTGGAGCTGCGGGATATACAGGTAATGGCGGCACTCAGAACACCGCCGGTTTGGGAGGCGGCGCTGGCGGCGGTTACAATTATAGCTCCACTTGGGGGTACTCTTCGGGCGGAGGAACCGGGCCTTTCGGTCAAGGTTCGAGCGGCGCCAGTACTACATACGGTGGCGGCATCGGAGGCTCTGGAGGAGAGAATGGAGTTGGTGGCGAGAATCCTTGGTACAGCAAAGGTAATGTTACTCGCCCCGGTGGGCTGTATGGAGGCGGCGGAGGAGGCGCGGGTTCCAATGCTAGCTGGCCGAACTCGCTTCAGATAGGCGGACGAGGGTGTGTTCGTATAATTTGGGGAGAAGGTCGCTCATTCCCATCAACTGGCACAGGAGACATGTAATGGTACTTTACAACTATGTAGTAAATGATGTCGTGATGGAAGAACAAATCCCTTACTCACAAGTACTTCAGCGAACGGGGCTTAAGGATCAAGTTGGGCTGACTGAAGCGGGGTATGTTGAGTATTTTGCGCCAGAAATAACGCCAGAAATAACTGCGGAAATGATTGCACTGGGCGTTCGTAATTTACGTGGCTACTTGTTGCAAGAGTCAGATTGGACGCAAGGAAATGACTCCCCTCTGACGGAAGATGAAAAGACTGCGTGGAAGTCTTATCGCAAAGAGTTGCGCGATATGCCGTCTAAGTATGCAGGTGCAACAGATGTGAAAACGGTCATCCCTCCCACTCCGCCTTCAGAATAGCGGTCTAGATCGAATAGCGCGGTCAGTTCATAGTGAATTTAATTACACTGAGCTGACCGCGTATTCACTCATTGGTGAGAAATCGTATGAAAGCTTTTTTTTCCGTGTTGCTGATGTCTCTAGTTATTTGCTCTGAGGGAATCGCTGACAGCTACTCCCGAAGCGACTGGAGACACTGGTCTGACTATGATCGTGATTGTCAGAATACTCGACAAGAACTATTGATTGAGACTAGTTTGATTGAGCCTGAATTTACTCATCGAAACAAATGCACGGTTAAGACGGGACTGTGGTTCGGAGCTTACACAGGAGAGGCTTTCGCTGTGGCGCGTGACGTAGATATCGACCATGTGATTCCGCTGAAATGGGCCAGTGACCACGGCGGACTTGCATGGAGTCCTCTTCTTAAAAAGGTCTTCGCAAACGACCCTGATAATTTAATCGTCACGGGCGCCTCTGCAAACAGACGCAAGGGTGCCAGGGGACCTAGCGAGTATATGCCCCGCGAAAAGTCTCGCTGCGAGTACGTTCGTCGTTGGACGTTTCTGCTGAGTAAGTACGAACTGAAGGCAGGATCAAAAGACGCCAAAATAATTTCTCGAACGAGAAAGGCTTGTAATGACCTGTGACCTCGACGCCTTTATTACAAAGGCGTTTATTAGTAGGTTGCCTGTATCAGTGGTTATTAGGTCTTTAATCTTATATATATTATATATATATATATATAGCCCATACGTAACAACACATCACAGAGTATAACTAAAACGATTGAAGTGTAGCTCTCGTCAGTGAATCTTGGCTATGGCGGCAGAAGCGTTTGAAGAATTAAATTCGGTGATTCCAGTACGTAAATAATATAAAGGGCTTTCGAGCCCTTTACCATATAGGAAATGTAATGCCAGAAACTTCGACGATCGACCAACTTGTTGTTGGAATGTTCGGTCTGTTAGGGATGGCCCTCACGATGTTTTGGGGCAATGTGCAAAGGAGGCGTGCAAATAAAGAAGCAGCTCGCGCCGATATTAAAACATTAGAAGTTACTGAAAATGCGGAGAGGCAGGATTTTATAAGAAATGTAGTCAATCCAATGGTATCGATTCCTCAATGGGCTATAATTTCCGCTAAGATAGAAGAGTTCCAAGAAAGGACTCAACTAGATAGAATTATCTTATTTGTTTGTGTAAACGGTAAGAACGACCCTAAAGAAACTAACGGGATATACCAATGGCGCACAAGCCCCACTAACGGTTTTAAAGTTTACTTAGATGTGGACATTGCCAGAAGAGCAGATAACGGGGACTACGTAGGGCGTCTTCATCATACTAAAAACCACGGTAAGCTCATATTCAAAGTGGCAGGATTGCCAGACTGTTTAATTAAAGATATATATGAAGACGAAAACATCAATGAGGCAATATGGCTCTGGATGGGTTCTGTTCCTTCGCATACCACAGGTCAAGTCGCAGGAGTATATCTTTCAGCAACAACCCCCTGCGCTGATAAAATAAACCCCCATACCGCTCAAGAGCTTCAAAACCTCTCTTGGGAGCTATCGGGAATCATGAAAAAAGCTTACGCTCAAATGAGCTATGAACTTATAATTGACTAGGATTAAATTATGACAAATATAGATATTGCATCACCCTCTGCAGGCGCGTTAGCTGCAGCTGAGCCTACTACAGAAACTGAACACGCGCCCATTACCGCTCCAGAGCAGTCACTTCCTCCTCTTGCAACAGCCGGTAGAGAAGGTGATGAGTCAGAGCTATTGGCCGAGAACGATGTTGCAAAAGCTCAGAAAGCACTCCCGAAAGAAGTGGTTGAAGTACAAGAAGATTTCAGCGCTGAGTTGGCATCTGAATCTGTAACTATTGACAATGTGAATCCTGAAACTAATAAGCCGTGCAGTTGGACTGTAAGTCCAGTAGAAGACGGTGTGGTGTGTAAGAACTCTGTATCTGGAGAAGTTTACCACGGAAGCATTAAAGGGTTTAGTGAAATCTTAAGGAGCTAATATGCCTACGGTAAATGCCGCCTCATCTCATCAAGAAAAGACAGTTTCAGATCCAAACGCAGCTTATGATTCTCTAAAGCCGTTGTGGACGATAAGCAGAGCTGTTTGTAGCGGCGAAAGATTTGTGAAGAGTTATGATGCCGTTATAGACAAGGCAAGCCATACAAATCTACTTATCCCTTTTTCGCCCTCTATGACTCAAGAACAGTATAATTTTTACAGGTCAGAGGCAGAGCTTCCTGGGATAACTGCGCAATTCAGTAAGATGCTAGTGGGCGGTCTTTTACGTAAGCAGCCTACATTAGCACTCCCCGAGAGATGTGACCCCTGTAAGAGCTGGTTACTTAATGAGTTCAGCGCCACAAACGCTTCCTTATCTTCGTTTCTCGAAGAAGCCTTAATAGAGGAAGTTCAGACAACCCGCGCATGGGTTTTTGTAAACTACCCAAAAGTAGAACACCCTGAAAAGCTATCAGATGAAGACTTTCTGCAGTATGCGCCGTACCCTATCCTTCAAAAAGCTGAGTCAATAATTAACTGGAGAGTAGGCACAGGGGCTAACGGTAAAGTTAAGCTGCAGCAAGTTATTGTAAAAGGCTTTACTGAAAGCTATTTAGACGAAAATTCGTTTCACCCTGATTTCACTGAAACAGTGTGGGTGCACGAACTAGATGATGCGGGGCTATATCAGGTAAGAGTATTTAAAAAGCCCGTTAAAGCTTCAGAAGTCAAAGTGACACAAGGGCATCAGCACACTTCTAACACACGAGGTGATGCAGATTATGTATTGGATGAGACTATAGTTTCTTTCTATATGCACGGAGAGCGGATTTCGCAAATCCCTGCTTGGCCTTTAAACGGAAATGTAGCCCCTGCTCAGCCGCTTCTTACTAGTATTATTGATAAAGAAATCTCGCTGTATAATAAAATCAGTAGACGTAATCATCTTCTTTACGGTGCTGCAACTTATACACCTATCATTTCTTCTGACATGACTGATGAAGAATTTAAAGCGGTGGTTGATCAAGGGCTAGGTTCTTGGATCCATCTTAGAGCAGAAGATACAGCAAGCATCTTGAAGACACCCACCGAAGCCTTAACAGACATGGATAAAGCAATTGCTGCGGGTATTGAAGAGATGGCAAAATTAGGCATTCGAATGCTATCTCCCGAATCAGCGCAATCCGGCGTTGCTTTAGAAATACGCTCTGCTGCACAAACGGCACAACTAGGCTCAATGGATTCTAAAGTTAGTAATACATTAGAACATGTCATCGCCTTTATGATAAATTGGCGTTTTGAAAATGCTAAAGTAGATGCTTCTGAAATAGAGCTAAACCTCTCTAATGACTTTAATAAAACAGTTAATGGGGAAGGGTGGCTTCGCTTAGCTACTGAGTGGTACTCAGAGGGGCTTATACCTAGGTCTATATGGATTGAACTTCTTAAATCTAATGATATTTTGAAAACAGACTATAATGACAAAGAAGGCCAGTCTGAAATAATTGCCGACATTGCTAGACTCTTATCAGGCGGCGAAACACCGGAAGAATCTGCGGCTAACGCAATGGAGGCTAACAGTGGCAACGAATAGAAAGATTTCACAGGGCTTAAAAGGGAATACTAACGCCAGCAAAGGAGGGCGTACACGTTCCCAAGCCGCCAATCGAGCAGCAACAACATCTAAATCTAAGCCGCCAGCAAAGAAAACTAATATTGTTAAAGCTGAGATTCCTGTAGCTAAAGTTATGGGAGTACAGCTGACAAGGGTTGCAATAGAGTCTCTAGATGTTCTCTCTGCTAAAGGGGCTGAAGTTGCACTCGACATCAATCAAATGATGGGTGGATTTGGTAAAAAGCCTAGTATAGTTAGGAAAGTCACTAATGCGGGCGGAGATGCAATCCTTGATGTTAACACATCTTTTCAAAAAGCCCAAGCAAAGAAGGCGATTAAAGATGTTAAGCGTACGGGAGCAAGAGCCGTTCGTGAAACTAAAGCAAAAGCAAGTAAACTCTTCAGTAGATTTACTGGAGCCTAACGGGGTAATACAATGTTAAATGCCAACACACAATTGCATGACAAAGTTATAGATAGGGCGGCAATGATTCGACTCTATGAAGATAGTGTAAATGCTAAAGTTGGCTTACTCATTGACGGCCACGAGTTACGCTTAGATAATATCTTGAATGGTTCAAAGCTAGACAGTAAAGATTTTAGCAGAGTAAGGGGGTTAGTAGATAAAGAACTCGCTAAAGCTTACAAGTCTCTTTACAACGAAACTAAGAAATCTTTTCTTGAGTTGTTTGCAGATCAGACGTCATATGCTTACCAGAATGTTGAGACAACAATGGGTAAGATATGGCGCACTCAAAGACCCACCCGTAGAGTAGCTGAAGAAGTAGTGCTGGAAAGCCCTCTGTTCAAAGACACTAATATGTCTGCTGGCTGGGGCAAATTACAAGTAAATGAGAGGCAGCGCTTATCTTCTATAATACGTAAAGGCATTTCTGACGGGGATACTGCGAATGAAATAGCGTTAAAGGTTCGTAAGGGTAACGTACATAAGATCACTAGACAGCACTCAATGACACTTGTTGCGACAGGTATAACTTCAGTGCATAATCAAGCAGACCATGCAGTCTATAAAGCAAACGCAAAAGCTCTTAAAGGCTGGCAGTATGTCGCGGTACTAGACTCGGCAACTACCCCTATTTGTGTAGAGCGTGATGCTAAAGTATATAAAGTAGAAGATAGTGTGCATCTTCCTCCAGCTCATTATGGTTGCCGTTCCACTACTACTCCTGTATTCAAGTCTTGGGATGACATAGGTAAGCTGGAAGGTGTTGCAGAAATTCGTAGGCGTAACCTAGAAAAGCTCTCTAAGAAGCAAAAAGCCTTTTATGACGGCCAAGTGCCCGACCAAGAAGTTTATGACAATTGGCTGAGAAGACAAAACAGTGATGTACAGTTACGACATCTCGGGAGCACCGCAAAAGTTAAGATGTTTCAAGCCGGAAGACTTAATATTTCTAAGTTTACTAAACCTGATGGCAAGCCTACTGGGATTAATGAACTACGACAGTTGACAGACCCTTATACAATGCCTGGAGATACTCGTAGATTCCAAAAGGCGAAAGCTAAATTAGACTCTATTCAATTAGGTATTTCAAGTCCAGAAGACATCTACAGTAACCCTGAATTTAAGAAACGGCTAAGAGAGTATTACCTACTACAAGCAGGTGAGCTAGACGGCACTTTATCTTACACTAATTATCGTGGGCTGTTAATCCATAATAAAAAGGCTATGAGAAGAAAAGTATTAGCTTCACCACCCAGGGAAGATCAGATTAAGTGGAACCCTATAACTTCTAAGTATGAAGATGCTAGACTGTACCAACCTAATATCGGCGCATTTAACAACAATATAAAACTAGTTGAAGAAAGTGCCAAACTTAAGGCTGTCGATAAAGAATTTATAAAAGAGTTTATCGGCACACTCGACGACAAGATGGGTGTTAATGAGAAGGCTGTCATAACTGACAATCTGAGAATCATCTTTGGGCGCTATAGAGACAACCCTGAACCTTGGGTTAACTTCAAAGCTGTTGTTCAAGCCCAAATCAAGTTCGATGTGACTAACGTATCTGATGCAATAGAAACACAACTTCGAAGTGGATCAGACGTTCTTAAAAAGCTTACACAAGCAAATTACATTGATCCTGTGCTTGGGCCTGTGCAACTTGACGATCTCCACGATAACTTTATCAGTAACATATTAGCTCGCAACAAGTGGGAAGACACTGTAGCTCCTAAGATTGCAAGAGAGCTCCGTGGGGTGCTCGACTCCGCCATTATTAAAAGCAATCCCCGCGTTTGGCAGCGGCTAGATGAAGGCACTCTACAGCAATTTTATTTAAAAATGGCACATAGATTAAGTATGGCTGATGGGCCTGATAGAGATTCTTTTGCAGTTGCTATGGGCAGAGACTTATACAATCTTGCTAACTTTAACGGCTCTCGTAACGAGTGGTATAAGCTCGGCATGTCACTCTTAGAAGTGCCTAAAGCAGCTAAGTTCTTTAAGGTTGAAACATTCGGTGTACAAAAGAAGCGATTGAAAAGCAAAATGAGCGGCCAGTACTTTGGCCCTTACTACGACACTCTTTCTTATAATATAAGAGTTGTCGATGACCGTATCCAAAAATATGCGCACCTTAAAAGAAAGGTGGACGTAGGGTTGCGTGTGGGAGTCACGACTGCTGAAAATCGTTTAATTGTTAGAGAAGGCTATAAGACCTATTTCATAAAAGGTAAATTTGGCTATATCGATACGCGAGAACCTTTAGTATCTGCAAGTAGCTTTTCAGAATTTCCGGCTAAGCTAATTGACAAAGATATGACGGACGCACTTAATTGGACAGCAAACGCCAATTATAAAATTGATGAAGAATTCTTTGACGGCATAAACCGTTTGATTTATTTTCAAGATGACAGAGGCGCTGCTAAAAAGTATAACGATTTAAACCATCTACGTCAATATTTATCTTCGAGAGACGATACGTATGAGCGTTTTAAAGCTATGGGGTGGTTAAGGAAGAGTGGTAAAGCTTTTTCAAATCATCCGTTCATTGACCATCGGGCCAGAATATACGACAGAGGTTTAATAGGCCCGCAGTCCGGTGAGACTTACAGACCCTTTTTAAACACTGCAAAGTCACAAGCTTTTAGTAGAGAAGGCTTTGATAACTTCTCAGACCAAGTTGGTGCGTTTTTGGGCGGGCTAGATGACCATTTCGAAGGAAGCTTTAATAGCTTAACTATCCCAGGTAGACAAAAGATAGCTAATCGGTGGAGGGCAGAGATTGTCAAAGTAGGAAATCACATGCTAAGGGGTAAACCTGCAGACATGCGAGCCATACTTAATACTGACTTAGTTAACAGGATAGAAGGAGAAGAGTTAAATAAATTCTTCCGATTCGCTACTGAGAGTGCTAAGATAGATAACTTTTTAATTGACAAGACTCCGCTTATTAGTAGAGCTAAGGTAAACTATTATACTAAGCAAAATCTAGAAAAGCTTAAAGATTATCAAATTTCATTAGCGCTGGAGCAAGATGCTTCGTCATCAGGGGCACAGATAATAGCCCTGACGACAAGAAACAAGCAGCTTGGCGAGTTGTCTAACGTTGTACCAACCACCCAGAAACGGCGACTCTATGATGAGATAGCAGCAGCCACTTTCAATGATCCTAGATTTAGACGCATGAATGTGCGACTGGGGTTAAGCGAAAAAGATTTACGCAAAGCGGCTAAGGCTCAGAATATGGTTACATTCTACGGTGCCGGTGAAAAGACCGGAATCTTAAATGTAGAGCGAAAGCTAGCCAAAGTGCTAGGCCGAGGTGGGAACACTTTAGTTGTAAAAACATCCGACAGAGACACTGTACTTGCTGAGATAAGCGCACGAATAGCTCGGTATCAGCGGTTTGACCCCGAGACTACCGAGCAGCTCCGGCAGCTACGTAATAATGTTAAAGATATATTTAACAAGGGTGTTGATCCTGGTGATGACATAATGGAACAGCTGTTCTTCCTAGACCCTCAAACTAAAGACATGGTTGGTAAAATGACGAAAGCGTATGGTAAGGTAGTTACGCCCGCCGATTTTAAGATGATAGCAAACTTAATGAGTGAACAGCTTTCTGAGCAGGTTCCTATTCTTAAAGAGTTTACTAAGTTTTTCGGGAGGTTGGCAGAAGACTACTTAACTACAGCTGACCCATCTAAGGCTGGGTTTGATTGGAAATCTATACTTATTTCCAGTCTCAGGGGTAATGCCAAAAAGGGGTTTACTGTAGACGATGCGCTTACTAAGACATTAGGGTTTGAGACCAGAGCGCGATTTAGTGAAGCGTTAGGTCTTAAGGCGGGAGAGCCCATTACTGAAAAGATATTAAGACGTTTCGGCTTCTGGAGGCCTGATGGAAACTTAGCTAAGATTCTGTTCGGCAACACAACACCAAATGACAGACGCACAGGCGCTAAGTATTTCAAAACAGATATTTTAGGAATTGGCGACAAGCTTCAAGTAGAGGTCTTTACAGCTAATAAAATGCCTAAAAGCTGGACAAATATACCTTGGGTTAATTTTGACGGTAAAATAATTGAGCAGAATTTCACTCAGTCTTTTCAAGAAAAATTAAGGTATAAGGATATTGACGGAAACTGGGTAACTAACCTTCTGCAAGTGCAGCAAAAGACTTCTTCGTCTTGGTGGGATGAAACCTTAAATAAGAGCGGGAAAATAAATGATATCGCTGATGTGACCAAAGCAAGAACAGCGTTTGCTGTTAATGGGAATCATTCTAATGACGCCACGATCGTCAAGAGATTTCACTTGTGGGGCAAGAAGAATAACGTTGAAACAACAACAATCCATGATGCATTTTTCGCCAATGCTGAAGAGATGGTTAAGGCACGAAATGGCCTACGCTCTACCTACGCAAATGCTTTAGAAAGTAATTCGATTAAGCTTACTCTTGATGAAATGAGAGCTCGGGGAATGTCTCGGGAGATTTATCTTAAGTACTTAAATGAAGCAATTGAGCTAGGGCTTATACCTGTAGCTGGACGCTCGCGAGTTGGTGGGCGTTTAATGAAAGAAAGTGACATCTTAACTACCGAAGACATTTTGCAAGAAGTCCCTAGTGGGTTTGAAAATGATTACGGGTGGTATGGAGTCAATTAAACGAAAGTGTTAAGTTAATGAAGACGTGAGTCTCCCTGATTCACTCTTCCCAAATTCCATTAGGGGGGCTGTGCCCTCCTTAACAATGAGTTGTACTCATAGGATTATAGTAATGAAAACTGATGAAGAGATTGCAGCAGAGAAAGTAGCAGAAGAAGCAGCAGCGGCGGAAGCAAAGAAAATCGAAGATGCCAAAATTGCAGCAGCTGCTATAAAAGTACCTGAAGGCGTATCCCCAGAAGTTATGGCCGCAGCTGTTGCAGCGCAAGTAGAACTTGCTCTCAAAGATCTTAAATTGAAGCTAGATGGTGCGTTTACTGAAAGAGATAAAGCTCTAGCAGAATCCGCCCGTTTTAAAGAAGATCAAGACGCAGCCAAACTGGCTAAACTAAGAGAAGATGGTAAAGATAAAGAAGCCAACGATCTTATAGCCGCCAAAGCTGCAGCTGAGAACACAGCATTACGTGAAGCCAATGTTAAACTTACTAGAGACATTGAAGTGCGTAACGCCGTATCAGCCTACTCTTTTAAAAACGAAACAGCCGCAAAATTGGCAACTCAACAAATAGTTGAAGAACTCGTTCAGAATGAGCAAGGCGTGTGGGTACATAAGTCAGGCGTTTCCATTCCGGAATATGTTAAATTGTTCAAATCAAACAGCGAAAATGAATTTCTTTTCAAGCCCAAGATCAATTCAGGTTCTGGTGAAACACAAACAAACGCAGACGGTACCCCTACCATTAAGAAGACTACGTCAATTTTTGATAGGCCAGTAGCGGATGTACTTAAAGACGCGGCGGAAGGGAATCTCCCTCACCAAAAGCGTTAAATAATTTTTAGGAGTTAGAAAAAATGGCTTTACGAACAGACATTTCAGGTGCAGATAACTATGCTATCCAAGAAGCGATCTCTGCCTACTCAGACGAGTCATACAGCAACGCCAAAAAGCTTGCTTCTACTGGTATTGTCGGTACAAACCCTAATGTAGATCGTGATACAGAGACCTTCGTTGGTCAAGTTCGCTGGTTCACACCTATGAACCCTGTAATCAATGTAGCATCGCTTACTGACGCTACTGACGGTACTACTTCAACATATGCTTCTGACTACTTGACCTATATCAAGACAGTCCGTACGTACGGTGGTGAAAAGATCAATCTTCAGTCTTTGATTACTCAAGATGACGGTCTTGCTAAAATTGGTCGTGATTACGGCGAACATAAAGCGCAAGATGAGCATGATGCAATTCTTTCAGTTTTGAAGGGTGTTGCAATTTCTGAAGCTTTGAACGGCTCAGCTATCGGAAGTGGCAGCACCGGCTTAGGCGGCCAGACTTTCGAAAATGACCCTACTAGCAAGCGTCATGGCTTTTACGTAGACCTGGGCGCTGCTAAAGCTGTTGTCGCTGCCTCTACAACTCTACAAGGTGCAGCTCGTGCAGAGGGCTTCTTGCAGGCTTTCGGGATGGCGTATAAAGACTACGAGCCAGATTGGGCGTACCTTGTGACTTCACCCGAAGTCTTTGCATCTTTGCGTTCAGCTAACTTAGTTGACAACGATCGTGTAGTTGATGGCAATATAGAGTTCAGCACTATCTTTAACGGCAAGTTTCGTCTTATTCAGACACGTGCGACTCAAAGCATGAGCACAGCGCAGTTGACTAAGCTAAACACCGGTGCTGGGGTAGATATTATTGGTACTAAGACATCTTTTATCGTTCTTCCTGGTGCTATTGCTAAAGAAGATCTTGAGATGCCTATGCCTGTTGAGGTTGTTCGCGCACCTGCAGCATACAAAGGTGGTGGTACTACTCAGATTTGGCATCGTTGGGGCTACATCTTACTACCTGCCGGTTATAACTGGGCAGGCGAAGACGAAGCGTTTCCTACAAATGCGTCTTACACCGGTGTTGTTGAGAGCGGCAATACTAAAGCGCTTACAGCTGCCAGTGATGTGTTGGCTAGCACGACCGGCACATTTGTGCGTAAGTCGATGTCTGCATTAAGCCTAGGCATTTTGCCAATCTTTCACAGCTAAGATTAGGAGCAACTTATGGCATTAACAAAAGGCGTTAACTCTTACGCTACCGTTAGTGAGGCCAACTCACATTTAGAGGATAGATTAGACGTTGCCGCTTGGACTGAAGCACCAGAGGCTCAGAAAGCTCAAGCCTTAGTCACAGCCACTTCGGTAATCGATCAGCAGAAGTGGGCAGGGTATTCCGTAAGTGCTTCGCAAGAATTAGCGCATCCTAGGATTCTTACTTACTTTGATCCACGTCTCGGCCGTACCGTAAACACTTCAGCTACTTCGGTAGATAAAAGAGTGTTTCGCGCTACGGTTGAGCTGGCTTATCACTTTCTTAATAATGATGGAATACTAGACAACAGCGGGGAAGTCAAAAGCATAAGTGTAGGTCCTATCAATTTACAGTCGATAAGACCTTCCAGCTTAATCCCTTCTTTTGTCAGGCAGTATATTCAACCATTATTATTAAACAGTGGCTCTAACATGGTTTGGAGAAGTAATTAATGAGTTACCGAAATTTAATCAATTCAAGCTTAAAGACTGCTTTCAAAGCAGTCAAGAGTTTGGCAGACGATACAACGTTATCGAGGCAGTCGAACAGTGGCTTTGATTTCAATTCGGGCGGAGTGGACAAACCTAAAAGTTCTGATGTACCTATAAAGGTAATAATCATTTCAAACGACAATGTTCGAAGTAGTGACTCGAATAAAGTCTCGAAAGTTCAGATGATGATTCAGGTACAAGAAGCTACTGAAATAAATGTTGGAGACACAATCCCTTTAAACGGAAGTATCTACAGAGTAGGCCCAATTATTAATAGTGACGGATTTCTATTTTTAGTTGATGCTTTCAAGGAGGGGTAATGTCTACTGACTCTAAATTCGTAACTTTAGAAAATCAAATCTTTTCAGTATTTGCCACACCGGAATGGGTAGCTGAGAAAATCTCTGTACACCCCGCAAGCTATATTAATACATCAAAAGACACATCTTTTTGTCGTCTTGATATTGTTTCTAGTGGGAAAGGGGTTAATCTTAAATCTGTCTCTGGAATGCTTATCATCGATATCTTTACACCTTTTGGTGTTGGTCCTCGGGCGGGTAGCGTGATAGCAGACAAACTGGATTCTTATTTAGTGGGAAAGACCATCGTTGGTACGCAGCTTATGGGAAGTACGTGCGTGCCCAAGGGTCCCGATAAGGCAAACCCCTCACTACTAAGATCAACTTACACAATAGCATTTAACCACTTTGGAGTTTAACTAGATGGCGCATATTTCATCAATCGGTGCAGGTTTATTTTCAGACCTAGCAATCGCAGTTCCGTCAACAGATCTTACACCCGCAGCTATTGCGGCGTTAGATACTGATGCAGAGTTTCAAGCTTTATTCGCTACTGAGATTTTATCAGCAGGAACTAAGTCTACTGACACGTTTATTCGTGTTCAAAACGTTCGAGAATTCCCTTCAATGGGTACCCCGCCAAACATTGTGAACGTACCGGTATACGGTTCTGCCACATCTCAGCAAATTCAGGGACAGTCTGACGCACCTTCAATCGAAGTGCAGTTGAACTATGTACCTGCTGATTGGGCGGCCGGTTCAGTTCTCGGCGACATGGTAGGTGACGGTGTACAGTATGTATTCCGCTTCGCGCTACTTAACAGTGAGCCTGTGGCTTACGACTCAAACTCTACTCCGGCGTCTGGTATCGGCTCTGTCGCTAACAGCCAGTACTACTGGGTAGGTAAAGTTGAAGCATTGCAGGTTAACCCTCAGTTGACTGACTCTAACACGGCAACGGTAACAATGTCGATTCAGTCTGACTTCTTTGGTGCCTTCACTGAGTAAGTAGTTTAGGAGGGGGTGAGTAGCTTAGCGAAAGCCCCCAACCCTTAAGGATCATTATGAGTGAAAATGAACAGACTCCAATAGATGGGTCAATTAAACCGTTTAGCATGGATTACGTGCTCCGAGCAACTGCTAGACATATGCGAAAGAGTGTTGACCTTAGTATCGGCAAAACATTTGAAAGAATTGAAGAGTTCAAAAACGACCCTAAAAAGTCTAGAGAAATCTTTGAAACCCTTTCAGCGTTGCACGCTATGAAGAGAAACCTAAATACTTTCCAGTCAGATAACCCTGATAAATTCAAGGAATAATTTAAATGAGCATGAAAAAGGCTGTAGGAAAAAGAGTTTCAAAAGAAGTTACTTTCTGTGATGAAAAAGTTACTATTTCTAAGTTGTCGGTTGCTGATGTTTTCAGTATTGAGCAGCTTTCCAAAGATTTAGCTGGAACTGTTTCAGAAGCCCCCGCAAGTGATTCTGCTAAAGACCCTATGGGTGTAGTCGCTGAAATGGATTCAGAGTCAAAAGCAGGGTTAAACTTGCTTAAAAAGGTTATTTGTATTTCTGTGCAAGAAGCAAACGAACTTGAAGAAGGGGATTGGCTTACATTTCCTTTTGATGAATTGCAAAAGCTTTCTAGCACAATTATGGCATACTCCGGTATGGGCGGTGCTGGGGGAAAGTAGAACTGAGCGAGAAAGACTTTGGGCTACATGATCTTGCTATCTGTCTAGGTAAAACAGTTACAGAAATTAAAGAAGAGATGCCTTACGAAGAGTATGAAAACTGGCTTAGGTATTTTGAAAAGAGACCTTTCGGCTGGCGTGAAGACTTAAGAGCGTCTTATATGATGAGCTCGTTTGGTGCAAAAGACACCAATAAGATGTTTCCTTCTTTAACTGAAATGTTTAATCCTAAAGATCGTACAGCTATTAGCTCTCTGAAAGGATCTTTCTTGTTTAGCAAAATGCTGGGTGCTAAAAAGGGTAAATCTTTAGACATGCTAGAGGAGTTATAATGAGTATAGCTTTAAAAGTCTACGGTGTAAGTGAAGCTCTTCGTAACTATCGGGTAGCTTATGAAACACTGCTAAGACAAGGGCTTGTGAAAACAGCTAACCTGATTGTGATAGACCTAAGAGCGGCTACTCCAGAAGATACAGGGTACGCCGCTAACGAGTGGAAATTTAGAAGATTGTTTACCTATGATATTAAAGATGTTATTATCCAAGAAGGATATTTTTCAGGCATTGAGCCAGGGGGCATAGAGATTTACAATAAAGCCCCTTACATAGGAATGCTAAATGAGGGGCACTCTGAGCAAGCCCCCGCTCATTTTATAGAAAGAGTAATGCTTAAATACGGAAATCCGGAAGGAATCATCGTAAGAAACATACCCGAGACCTAACCCGTTTCGGGTATAATTTTGAGGAAATTGTAATGTCTATAGTTATTGAAACAGTTTCCGACAGTAAGCAGGCACAACAAGATCTTAGAAAATTAGAAGAGTCAGTAGGTTCGATCCAATCCAGTGTATTGGCAACTACTTCTGCCTTTTCGAGAATGTCAACAATCATAAGCCGAACTGTGGCTATTGCGGCAACTGCTAAGATCTTGACCAGCCAGTCGGATCAATTGCAAACGTATAAGAACAGATTAAGAGTTGTAAGCGAAACTCAAAAAGAATTTAATAGAGCTTTTGTAGAGCTTAGAAAGATTGCATTGACTACCGCAACACCCTTAGAAACAGTTGCTAGGACATACAGTCGAATAGCGTTAACAGGTAAAAAGCTAGGTGTTAACCAAACAGACTTGCTTAAAGTTACTGACCTTGTAGGCAAGTCTTTAAAAGTTGCTGGAGCCTCTGCTCAAGAAGCTAATGCTGCGCTTACACAGTTTGGTCAAGCTATAGCATCTGGCCGACTTGCCGGTGATGAGCTTAGGTCAATATTGGAAAACGCACCTACTCTTGCTCTTTCTATTTCAGATGCGCTAGGTGTTACAATAGGGCAATTACGTAAGCTAGGTGAGGAAGGCGCTTTAACAGTAGGGAAAGTCCTTAAAGCTGTTGTTGATTCAGAAGACAGTATAAACGCTACTTTTGCTAAACTAGGTCCAACATACTCGGCTGCGTTTAGTAGAGTCGGTATCGCAATGAATGTGCTATTTGCAAACACTAAAGAAGCTCTGATCGGCTCGACAGGCACGATACAGCGTCTTTTAAACAGTGCGGCTAATAGTATTTTCAAGTTTGCTAACGATATTGATTACCAAATATACCTTGTACGCACTGGTATCTCCGACATCACTATAGGCATCTTAACACTCTTTGACAAAGTGTGGAAACGATTTAGTGGCTTAGTGACGGGAATAACTAACGCTATTCTGCATCTTGGCATAGCGATGTTGAAGGGGTTTGAAACAGCTTTTGGAAAAGTCAGAGGTGTCGGTAAGTTCTTAATTGCTGCGCTTAAAGAAGTGTTTGCTGGGGTTAAAAGTTATTTCCAAAATTACACAGTAGATTTCGATGTTACCGAAACTTTTATGAAGAGCATTACCAGCGTCCATAGTTTTGTTAAAGACCTGTTTACTAACCTGTTTTCGGGTATGACAATAGATGTAAATGAGTTCTTTCCTGACCTAGACGACGCGTTAGAAACTGTCACTAGATGGAAAACTAAGATTGAATCTCTTTTTCATGAAATGTACATGTATGTCGTAGGGAACTCTGAAGTGCCCGACATGATTGACGAGATCATAGTTGAGTTTAAGAGACTCATGAGCAAGCCTTTAGATTTTGTCAAGAAATTTACAAGTCAAACTAACTCGTTATTTGAGAAAGTTAAATTTGTGAGTGTCTTTAGTTTAGCTACTTTGGCCATATTTCGTTATAGACGAGCATTGCTTTTAACAGCAGGAACTTTAGCAAGCTTAGGCGTTCTCGTAGGGAGTTTAAAGTTTTTCAAAACTTCAAGGTTCAGCGTAGACGTGGGTGGGGCTAATGCAGGACAATCTAAAACTGAATTGTATTTACGCGATATTCGAGACGGTGTTAAGAACGTTTACACAGGTATTCGGGATGGCGCACTAGGCCGAACAATAGGCGGAATAAGTAACTTCGGTACAAGTACCAGAGAAAGAACTGGCCCGCAAAATAAATCAATAGCTGAACGCGTTATTAACGCTATAAACGCTGGGTTTAACTTAGTATTTAACGGCAACATTTTGACTAGTATTTTTGAGCCTAAAGAATTAATAAGCTCTTTGAAAAAGGTTGCAGGCATTCTTTTAGTATTCAGTTCGTCTTTTCGGAAGCTAATAGGCGGCGGTATATTGAGTGCGTTGACGCTTCCCACAGCTGCTGGACGTGGCTTGAATACTATGGCGCAGAATGGCATAGAGCGGAGCTACCTGAAAGACCTTAACGCTAACCTAGACCAGCAAACAAGAAATTTACGTAATATCCAAGCTGGCCAACAAGCTAATGCTAGAAACGCGTTACGTGGGCTTGTGGGGCAAAGAGACGAGGCGGGGAACCGAATATCTGCATCGAGAGCAGCGTCAGCTGCAAGGTCAGGCAATTCTGGGGCTTTTGGGGCTGGACTATCGAGGCAAGCGGGCTTAGCCGTAGGGGCTTACTCTGCAATGTCTTCGCAAGGCGGTGCGAGAAGTAAAGCTCAAAGCAATATTGATGAGTTACGTGCAGATATCAAAACTCAGCAAACTAAGATGGGAGAAACATCACTTGCTCTTGCAAAGTCTCGGCAGGTAATGGGTCAGCAATTCAGTCAGTTTTTGACAGGGCTAGGTGGAGCAGTTGGGGGTATTGCAGGCTACCAGCTAGGTAATTCAATAGCTGAGTCAATGGTCGACTCCCCTGCTTGGCTTAGAATCTCTACAATTATAGGTACTAGCTTAGTAGGCCAGTTTGCTGGAACAGTTGTACTTAGAATTGCAGCAATTTTTACAGGCGCGTTACTAGCTAGTGTAGTTCCTTGGTCAGCGGCCTTCGCACTCTCTCTCGGGGCCAGTATGACGCTATTCGGTGTTACTATGGCAGGAGGCTTTTTCTTAGCTGCAGCCGTAGGGATTGCGGGCCTTGCCGTTTTAGTGGTAGATGTGTTCAAGAACCCGAAAACATATTCGGACTTGTATAGAGCAATAGGCACAAGCATCGATGAGGCTGCAATAGCTTTTGTTAAACAAATTGAAGAGTTTGACTATAAGGCGGCGGGCCTGAGTATCTGGGAAGGCTTTAAATCAGGTCTTGACGGGTTGAGCGACTTTTTAGAAATTGACAAGGCCGTATCCCAATTTGCTAAATTTGAGTATGAAGTAGGGCAAGCTTTTAAGGATGCTTTATTTGATGTCTTTGGCAGCAGGTTGATGGCTGAGCTCCAGCCTGATCGGGAGCCTAGAAAATTTGCTTCCGGCGGGGCGATACGCGGAGCAGGCACAGGCACTTCTGATAGTATACCTGCAATGTTATCAAACGGCGAGTATGTCATAAATGCGAGGGCCACTCATAAGAACCGTGAATTGTTAGATATGATTAACGGCGGGGCGATAACGAAGAAGTTTCGTGAAGGCGGTCCAGCAAATCTTTTGTCGAATATGAGCAAGACCGGCACTTCTGATTCTTTCAGAATGGTACCTCAGCCTAAGTCAGAGCCGTTCCGAGTAGTTCCTGTTTCGATTGAAGGAGATAAAATCGGGCTTCTCGATACCTTTAAGAATACTTTTAAAGATATAATGGAAAGAAGCACTGACGCAATATCTGGAATCTTTGGCAGTGGCGGAAGCGGCGGCTCTAATTTTGCTAAGACGTTGAGAGCAGAGGGGGCAAACACCAATGCGCTATTAGCAGCAGAGCTAGAAAAGGTAGGCGTGATAGGGCTAGAAGCTCAAGATCTCAGCACCCTTAATGGAACCACTTTAGAAAGAGTAGTAAACATTTTGGACGATCTTGAGGGTTATCGGGAAACATCTGATGGCTCAGGCAGTCTAGTAGATAGGATTGCAGCTGACCGCATTCAGGCGGGTCTTAATATCTTAACTAAGGAACTCAAGCAGGCATCAACTGCAGGAGAAATTCCTTCAAACTTTACCGCGCCTGGCACAGATGATGAAGACATCATTTCTTTGAGAGATCAGTACGATATTATCTCTACCCAGCTTCCTTTACTCGGGTTATCGCTTACTGAGTTTCAAGGAATGACGGACACTCTTCGTAATCGAATAGGTGCAGCTGCTACTAACTTAAGTAACACAATTACGGAACTTAACGAAACACCTGTAGGTACTGCAAGTGACCCACAAGGCGCTTTTGGTATTGCTGCCAAATTCGAAGCTGCAGAGAGGGTTAGAGCTGAAGTACAAGCTGAAATACTACCTTACCTTACAAATGCAAGAACTACTTACGACTATCTTGCAGGGACGTTAAAAGCCAGTGGAATCGAGTTCGGCAAAGATGTGTTTGACTTGTTTAGTAATATAGAGCTTATTGATTTTGATAACTTAACAACTGCACTTTTCAATAATATCTCTTTGCAAGACGCAGAAGGCGCTGCGGCGGCCCCTGACAAATCAGTATTGAAATCTTTACAGCAAGTGATTAACTCTCAATTTGCAGAAATCCAAGCACAAATGCGCATGGCGGCGGGCAGAGCAGTTTCAGGCTACTCTCAAATATCTGGGGGGCTGTCTTCACTAGGCATTAATTTAAGTAAAGCGGTATTTGATAGACTGTCAGATTTTGAGCAAAACACTGTAGCGGCTACTCTTATTAAGCTTAGGGCAGCTTCTGCAAATGTAGAAAGTGCAGATAACGAAACAGCCCGCATTTCAGCTACTAACATAGTTGATGGAATAACCAACAATCTGTTAGGGTTTATTGAGGAACGTTCGCAAAGCGTATCAGATCTATCTTTTGCCGCAGGGCAACAATTCAGCGACTCTATACGTAACGGGTTTGCGGCGAGTCTTAGTGGTGCTTTGAAAGGACAATCAAACGGGGATGATAGTGTATTCCAATCGTTTGTAAGCACTTTTCTTGACACAATTACTAACAACATAATTGACACTTTTGTTGATGGGGTAACTACAAGGCTGTCTGGCGGAATTGAAACTTTTCTCGGTGATTTAGGGAGCGGTGTCTTTGACTTAGGCTCAGGTGAAAAGCCCGAAGAGAGTACGGGAGATGTTTCTCTTGCTAAGCCTGTAGGGGGTTTGGTTGATGCGCTATCTGATAACACTGACGGCCAAAAGACGCTAGGTGAAAGCTTTAGTGGTATTCTGAGTAGCCTAGGAGGTTTATTTAAAGGCGAAGGGAATCTATTCTCTACAGTACTGGGTATGTTTGCAACTGGGGGCAGAATCGGTGGCAGCGGAACAGGAACATCTGACTCTGTACCTATCATGGCTTCTAAAGGCGAATTTGTGATTAACGCAAAAGCTACTAGAGAGAATCTAGCTCTATTAGAGTCTGTGAATAATGGCAATTTACGCAAGTTTGCTAACGGCGGGATTGTATCTGCAAGAAATTTACAAGCAAACGGGTCTATGCAAATGGCAAGTGCATCCAGGCAAGAAATCAGTATTAATGTTCAAGGCGATGTAAGCCGACAGACACGAAAAGAAATTGTACAGATGCTACCTCAGATAACTTCAGGGGTAAACAGTCAAAACAGAGAAACAGGGTATAGGAGGTAATTATGGCTTACGGGATATTGAGCGGCAGTAATGTTATTGCAAGATTTGTAGCACCAATACGGCTCATCAGTAATAAGCCTGCTTTCGTGACTGACACAGTCTCTTTAAAACGTCAAGTTTCTTCTAGGGCAGCTCAGCGGTGGGAAATCGTCGCTGGGCTAGAGCCCTTAGCGGAGGGCGCTAATGAGCTTTTTGTTAATATGGTCACTGCAGGTATTGAGCAAACAGTGGACATCATACTACCCCAAAACTACGGGGCGATCAGGGCAAGAACACACGCACAAGGGCAGTTGGCAATAGGCTCGCAAGGGGCTACCCAAGTTACATTTTCTTCTAATACAGGGAAAATGCCTAAGGGCACTATGATCAGGTTCGACAATCATCAAAAGATATACATGACAACTTCTGAAAGAGAGGGTAGCGGGGTTGTAAATATATATCCGCCCTTGCTTTTAGCAGTACCTAGCTCAACGCCGGTGTACTCTCATGACAATGTAATTATGCGTTGTTTTTACGACACCGATACAGTCTCGGGAATGTCGTATTCAGACGGTATTTTAATGGATGTGGCCTCTTTAAAACTAGTGGAGCAATTATGATTACTTTAAATCCATTAGTGTCTTCATTATTAAGAGAGCCACACATTGAAACATTCTACTTAATAACAATAGGGGACTACCGTACAACAGACTACCCCTACAGCTTAGTTGTAGATGGGCTGACATTCGAATCTGATGGGAAGCTGGTGGACGTAGACTCTCCTAGAATTTCTACGACTGTTGATAGAGCTGTCTTTAAAGTCTCGTTCGCTGACCCATCTATTGCCTTTGCCTCTTTTATTGATGAAGGGATTGTCGGTTTACCTTTTGAAGTGCGGATGGGGTTTGTACAAAACAACGTGCCCCTATCTTCGCTCAGTGATACTATTCTAGCCTATAAAGGACGGGTAGATCAAGGGGCCTACGCAAACAACATGGGCGATTTAGGAGAAGTTATACTAGAGCTGAGCGGGGCAAGCCCTGTTGCCAGTCTCGACATGGTAAGAACTTTTCATTCAACTAAGGATTATATTAAAAAGTTAAACGTAAATGACAGCTCTTTCGATCAGCTATATGAGGGCTCTGGTGCGGTAACTTTAAGATGGGGTAAGGGTTAATGGCATTTACATCGACAACGATTACGGCGATAAAAACTGCGATGGTTTGGATTAACGCAGCAGTTACGGTGGCTTCCGTAGGCTACCAAATGTCAAAGCAGCGCAAAGCTAAAAAGGCTGCTAGGGATAGAGAGGATGCTCGAAAAGGCTTTGAGCTAGTGACGGAAGGGGAGGTATCTACAGTCCCGATTGTCTATGGGAAGGCGAAAGTGGGGGGCACTAGAGTGTTTCACGCCACAGCTAATAACTTCAACTTTGTTGCGCCCAATTCTGATAAAGTATTCTCATCAGGGAAACAAGCCACAGCAGGCGGCACTACTGAGTATTATGGGCCTAACGAAGACACCGGCGAAGTGGGCTGGTGGACAAGATCTTTTAACGGTGCAAGTAGCGGCAAACTCACTACTAGCATGACAGGCAACCGTAATGAATTCTTGTTTTTTCAACAAGCAATATGCTTAGGCGAAATAAGTGCGATACATGATATTATAATCGATGACGGGGTTTATATAGATGACCCTGATCTAGGAACAGTCCCTGGCGGCAGTACTTATGACAGTGAAACAACAAATGCTGCAATGCGAGTTGACTGCCATTATGCGGGTAACGTTTCTGACACAATAATGACTGCTAACTTTAACAACAGAAGTGCTTCAGTATTTACTAATGTTGCTTACGCTTCTGTTGTCGTGAGGCTTGACAGAGACTTGGCGCAATTTAGTAACGTGCCCTACCTCCAATTTTTAGTGGAAGGTCGTAAAGTTATCAGCTACACAGGTGGAGTCGCATCACCTAAAGCTTATTCTAATAACCCTGCCTGGTGTCTATTAGATTACCTTACAGATATCACAGTGGGCCAAGGTCTCTCACTTAGTGAAGTAGACTTAGGTTCTTTTGAAGCTGTTGCAGCTGTTTGCAGCACAATCAAAAAGCCTAACGCAAAGGTAGCAGGCAAGCTATACCAGCCAACTGACTTATCTAGAAATATAGCCTCAAGAAATGTCCCGCTTTACGAGTGCAACTATATAGTAGACACTGGTCAACCTATACGCGAGAACATTGAAGCTATTCTAAACACAATGGGTGATGCTAGACTTATATGGTCTCAAGGACAATATCGTTTGGTTTTACAGTACCCTGCTTCAAACGCTAATATTGTTGTAGCGCAAATAATAACTGATGCGCAGCTTGTTTTAGAATCTGAAGTTAGTATTGCTTGGCCTAACGCAAGTGAACGCCTGAATCATTGCACTGTGAAGTTTGCAAACGAAACAGAAGTTTTCAAGAGAGATACAGTCTCTTGGCCGCCTAAGTTGACAGGTAACATTGAAAGAGGCGTAGGCGGGCGCTACTACGGCGCAACAGGTAATGGCTGGACCACACGTTACGAGTCCACTCGTTTACTAAACTCATACGGTGTATGGGATGGTGCAACATCTAACGCTTCATTATCTTGGGTAATTAAAGCGCCTGAAACGGGTAACTACGATCTTCAATTTGTGGTTGACGATCGCGGCGGTATTAATATAACTAACAGTAGCAACGTTTCTATAGGGGCTATAAGCGAGTCTGGCTACGACCGGAGTAACGCGGTTGTGCACGTCACGGTTGCTATGGTAGAAGATGCTATTTATACAATTAGCATTTCTGGGCAAGACACCGGAGGCTTAAAAGGAGTGGCAGGATTATTGCGCTCGCCATCAGGGAATAACGTATGGAACACTCGAAGTATTTCTTACGACTCTCTTTCTACAATAGCTGTAGATAGCGCAATATATGACATAATGCTTTCTGAGGACAACGGAGTGCCGCTAGAAGCAGAAATCTCTGCTGACGGAATTACCGACTACTACCACGCTCTTGCAAAAGCAGAAGAAATGGTTAGAACCAGTAGAAGCGCTTTTGCAGTAGACTTTAAGTATATCATCCAAGCTGATGAAGGAGCCTCTGCTAAATTCTTAGAGCCTGGCGATATCGTTATCCTAGACTCAGACGCACTTCAAGTTAATACTAACGGCCCATTGTACTTAAAAATTGAGAACATCTCGATGGAAGATGGGATGATTTGCCATGTAAGCGCTACAAGGTTTGATGCAAGTCAACTGGCTTGGAATGTCGACGATGACGAATATAATCAACCTGAAAGTTCTTATTCTGCTACTTTACCTAAGCCAGAAACAGTCAGTGTAAACACATCTGATTTAGGGAATACTATAAACAGGTCTGCAGGAACTTTAGAGTGGGAGCCTGTTGACGACCCGAGGATTGATGGGTATATTGCATATGTGCATACAGGTGTAGTAGGTAATGATGGCAGGCCTGTATTCAATGAGCTAGGGCGAACGCCTCACACTGCGTTTTACTTACCTAACATGAATATTCCGGCGGCCATGTTCGGGGTCAGATCTTACACAGGAAATAGACTATCAGCCTTAACCACTACTGACGGGTTTGTAGATATTGTGTATCTTGGCGGGCGCTCTATATCTATTAGTACACCTGTACCTGGGTTTATACAATCAGCAAGCAGCTCAGACTGGGTCCAGGGCACAATAACGTTGACTGTCAAAACAGTGGGGTATCTTTCGCCCACCTTCACATTCATCTTAGACGGTGTTACTGTACAAACAGGGGCTATTTCTACATTAGACGTTGATGCGTTCGATATTGACACTATTCAGACCTATACAGTTGAAGTAGTAGATGACGAAGAGACTGCCGAAAACAGCCTCTTAACTGACTCGTTTACTCTATACTCTGTCAAGTCCGGCTCTAATGCGCATAACATATATTTAGATAATGAATATATTTTAATAAGTTGCAATGCGGAAGGCGTCCCTTACGCGGGCCAGCTCCCTCAAGATGTAGAAGTTTCCAGCTTTATAGGGGATTCAGAAGTCTCCGAGAATGGCGACAGTTTAAGTATGTCTTATGCAGCTGCTGATGCCGCTAATTTAGACTACACTTTAAACACAGACACTGGGACAATTCAAATAACTGCAGTTAATGATATTTCTGGTTTCGTTAAAATTGCAGCAACTTTTCCTGACTCGACTACCTCTAATAAGTTTTTAAGAGTGGTTAAAGTGTTTGAAGGAGTTACCGCCCCAACACTCAGGTTGGAAGTTACTAGCCCAGCTTTCATATATGAGTCGAAGACATCAACCACTACTGATAGCCCTTCTATTAATATTGTAGCAGTTCGGCAGGGGCTCCCCTTAGCCACAACATTTACGGCAAGTGCTTATAATTTTGCTGGGGATTACATAGGAGCTTTGACGCTGACGATAAGCGATAACGCTTTTACTTTAACTCCGGCGCAGTTTAATCAATACTCTGCTACGGATACTTCCTATGTTGTGGTGACTGGGACACAAAACGGCATCTCTGATACTACAACGATTTACCGAGCAAACAGTGGTGTATCGAGCGTAATAATGTGGATGACCAATGAAGCTCATGTCGTGCCTTCCAGTGCGCTAGGTGTAGTAGAGTCGCTAAGCGGAGCAAATAGTAGTATATTTGTTTTCGAAGGGTTGGAAGATGTTACGTCTACTTGGGCGTTCTCTAAAACAGACGTTGGCCAACTGACTACACTTGATATGTCAGACCCCTCTTCGCCGCTGCTTACTTTAGTCAGTATGCCAAATTCAAGCTCTAACGGCTATACTGATGTCACTGCCACAAAGACAGGGTATTCGCCTCAAATAAAGCGGTTTAGTATTGCTAAAAGTAAAGAAGGTGACGGTGCCACAGTTGTAGTGTCTAATGAAGCGCATACTCTCGCCACTTCGGCGGCAGGCGTTGTAGATTACACCAACTCAGGAACAGACATTAGTGTGTTAGTTGGCGCGGTTTCGCTGCCTTACGATGATTCATTCCCGTACGCTCAACCTTCTTTCAGAGTTTCAGTGGCTTCTTCAAATATAGCCGCTGGGTCTGCCAGTGTGGTGAGTGGGACAATTCGTCGATTCTCTAGTCATTCTGCAATGACAAACCTTTCTGCTAGACTTACGTACTCTGTCACTGTAGTAAGGGCAGACGGTAGTACAGCTACTTTCATCAAAATACAATCCCTTGCCAAGTCTAATGAAGGGGTGAAAGGCGCTAAGGGCGAAATCGGTGAAACAGGGCCAACAGGGCCGTCCAGCGCGTCAACTCTAGCAATACGTACTACAGGGCCAGGCTGGATATTTGAGTCTGTTAATTCGTCAGCTACAGTAAGTCCTGATATTGCTGTGTCAACTGCTTTAAATAATCTTGTCGGTAACGTAAGTTTTTCAGCAGTGGCGTATACAGCAAACGGTTCTTACTTAGGCGCATTATCGTTGCCTGCAGCTAACGCAAATGTGGTCACAATCACTTCTGCAAAATTCTTACAATACGGAGTAAGCACATCAAGAATTGTCGTCAGTGCCACACTTGGCGGGATAACAGATGTTGTTACACTTTACAAGTCGTACAACGGGAGTGACGCAGTTGTAGGGTTTTTAACTAACGAAGCTCATGTCATTTCTGCTGCCACAAACGGTACAGCTATTGACACGTCTGGCGCAAACACACAGTACTTTGTTTTTGAAGGGGTTACTAACACTACAAGCCTTTGGTCTTTTTCTAAAGTCGATGTAGGGCATACTTGTACATTAAATGTGTCTAACCCCTCAGCTCCCTTGATAACGCTTATCGGCATTCCAGCGGGAAATGACACAGGGTACTCTGACATAACAGCTTCACGTGCGGGCTACTCTAGCGTGGTTAAGCGATTCAGTATAAGCAAAAGTAAAGAAGGCGCAGTTGGTTCTGCTGGCCAGACCGGCTCTGACGGCAATGATGGTGGAGACGGTGCTCAAGGAAATCCCGGTGCGCAAGGCGCTCAAGGTTCACAGGGAGTGCAGGGCTCACAAGGCTCACAAGGGGCACAAGGTAATCAAGGCTCACAAGGCACTACCGGTGCACAGGGCGCTCAAGGCGCGAGATCTGCTACAGGCTACTTATACTACCAACCTGTATCGCAAACCGCACCCGCTAAGCCGTCAGCGTCTTCTTACAACTTTGCGAGTGGCACTTTTAACAGCTTGTCAGGGAATTGGAGTCGTCAGCCACCTACTTATGTGGGGAGCAACAGTAACGCCTATTGGTACGTTTCTTACAATGTGTTGGAAATTACTGCTGGCGGTTCTCAAGTAGTTTATGTGTCCAATAGCTATAGAGGAATGAGCTTTTCGGGCTTAGTTACTTTTTCTGGAGGTCAGATAACAGACGGCAACAGTGCTTTCAATCCTGCAACTAAAGTTAATAATGGCGGGGCTGCATCAGACATTAATGCTAACGTTACTACGGTAAACGGTGCTCGAATTAGCACTGGAAGTTTAACTGTAGATAAAATCCAAGCAGGCGCTGCTAGTATTGCTTCAGGTAAAACTTTTTATCTAGGCTCTTCAACAGCTTTCGGTGGGGAGTCTGCGGTTGTTGTGGGTGTGGCTTCAAATTTCGGCACTGCGGGTGTAGTAGGGCAAGCGGTAGGCACAGGGGTAATAGGTATTACTTCTTTTGGCTGGGGCGGGCGCTTTATTCGTGGCGGAAGAATACTCTACTGTCAAGGGGGCACTCAAGCGGTACTAGGAGGAAGTAACGCCGGTACGTTTATGATCGGTAATAACGGCACCTACGTAAATGACTTTGCGGGTGACACGCGCATATCCGGCTCCTTGTATGTAACTGGGAATATTACAGCTTACTTTTCTGACGATCGATTGAAAGATAAAATAAGTGGTATCCCAGACGCTCTTGCAAAAGTAAACCAGATCAGCGGCTTCTTTTACACTCAAAATGAATTAGCTAAAAAGATGGGCTATTCTGATGATAAAGTAAATGTCGGGCTATCTGCGCAGCAGGTTGCACTAGTGTTACCTGAAGCTGTTAATGAAATACAGCCCAGAGAAAAGGTAGTGCTGTCTGATCTCCAGTTAGAAGATGAGCTTTTGGTTAAGAACACCGCCATAGACAACGCTAAAATTGTTGATGAGGTGTTTTTAAATGTAAACTACGAGAGGCTGGTTCCACTTTTGATAGAAGCTGTCAAAGAATTGTCAGAACAAGTCAAAGCCAATAGAAAAGAGATTGAGGAGTTACGTAATGGCACTACAAGGTAGCGGCGCAATCTCTTTCCTTCAATTACAAACTGAGTATGGGGGAGGCGCGCCTATTGGGCTTACTGAGTACTACAGAGGAGGAGTAAACGTCCCCTCTACTGGAGCGCCGGTCACTACACAGACCGGTACTCAGTACGGCCCTGATGGGACTTACACCGTAAATACTTATGGCCCACTCTTTACAGATCAAGGGCGGGGGTACGGTGTTCGTTTCAGAGACTTAGGCAATAATAACTGGGACTTAGTGGTGAACTGGGCGGGGGTGACAGTGGCCTCTTTCTCAGGCACCCAGCTGTCTACTGACAATTTACCACTATCGGTGTCAGTCAATGGGGATTTATACACATGGACAGCTGAAGCACTATATTCTGCAGGTAACACTTTAGCAACATCAGTCACCAAAAAAGTAACTACTGCAAACTATGGTTATCAGCCAGTTTACACAACAACCACACCGCAAATAAATACAAGTGTCCCACCTTCGGGCCAGATTTCGCTGAGTAATTTTTATAACGGAACTAATGGATAATTAAATGTCAACTTCAATTTCTTTCAATTTAATAGAATGTAAAACGTACCCTACAGTAGGGGACTACGTGGATGTAGTAGGGAAAGTTACTTGGGAAATAGTGTTTTCTGACGGGGTAAGTTTTTCTAATTCGCTATTAGAGACGCTACTGCCGGTAGATTCAATAGACCCTGAAACTTTTGTATCGCTGGAAGACTTGACAAAAGAAGCGATACTTGAAATGGCTAAAGCCCATGAGAATGTAGAGAATGTAATATCGCTAATGCAAGAGACGCATGAAGCTAATCTCTCACGTCTCACAAGGGCAACATTAATGGTGAGTGTTGATGTCGAATCGCTTGCTGACTAAAGTAAAGACCAGAGATGATGTTGAAGCTTGCGTTAAGATGTATATCGCAATGAACCCTGAGGGATTTTTACCGGCAGATTACACTTCGTCATATAGATACTTATTTGAAGCTGTGAGAGTGGGTAAATTTGTCTGGTGCATTAAGTCTAAGGGTAAAATAACAGCGTGGATGCTGGCCGAAGTAGGTGTGTTTCCACATGCCAACTATAAAGTGTTTCAGCAAAAGTATTATTGCTCAAATACTACAGGGATGTCTTCTGCAAGATCAATCAAAATGCTTCATAATAAAATGACAGAAACGGCGGGAGAGCTGAGAATCCCCTATTCTGTTTCGCAAGGAAGCCCTCTAGACGAAGCTAATATATTTTCAAAGATATTAGAGAAAGCAGGGTGGCAGAGGAAGGGATTTTTGGCGATCAAGAGAACCTTCGAAACTCCGCCTATCCGGACTTCTCGGGGCTGTGAGGTAGAATCTGCTGGCAACTCCGGCGCTGCTGATATCTCAGGCATGGGCAAGACCCCCGAAGCGTAGCGGGGCGCAGGGAAGCAACTTGGGTTAGTGAGCACGGTTTGCTGTGATTGTTTTGAGATACTTCAGAATAATTTCAGTTCCGGGTTTACTAACCCAAAAATTTTCAACGCTGCCGCAAATTGAGCATGAGTTGAAACCGTTAAATTAACCCTGTTATGGCCCCTCCCGCCGTTACCATAAATAATCGAATAGAGGGTCAATTACATACCCCTGCAAGGGAGCAGATAGTAGCTATTATCTATAAATAAATATACTTAAATTTAACCAAGGAGACCGACATGGGCGACATAAGTAAGAACCTCTCAAGACATGAATTCGCATGTAAGTGTGGATGCGGCTTTGATACAATGGATTTCGTCACTGTAAATCTAATACAAGGAGTATGTGATCACTTCAACACCTCCGTAACAATCACCTCAGCATCCAGATGCCGCTTTCATAATAAAAGTGTAGGGGGCGCTAATAACTCTTACCATTTATTCTCACGAGCGATGGACTGCAAATTTAAAGGAGTCTCGCCCAGCACAGTCTACGAGTATCTCTCAGCGAAATATCCAAGCAGTTATGGCTTAATTGTGTACAAGACTTTCATACACGTTGACAGCCGCTCAGTCCCCTACCACCGCTCCTAATAAAAAAAAAAAAAAAAAAAAAAAAAAAAAAAATCCCCCCCCCCCCAAAAAAAAAGGGGCCCCCTTTTTTTTTTAAGGTTTTTTTTTTTGTTTTTTTTTTTTTTTTGTTTTTCTTTTATTTTTTTGGGGGGTTGGCTGTTTTTTTTTTTAAAAAAAA